AGGACTTTAAAGCACTGTGCTAAAGAGTCTTGTATCTTAGCAACTGCTTGTTCTTCTTGCTGGTTGCACATTTCTTGCGTCCACTTCTCCCCTACGACAACAGGAATTGTAGATACGTGCTTCGTAATTCCAGCGCAGACCGTGGGTAAGCCATTTGCTAACTTGTCAGCATAGACCACCAAATGAGCATCGGGCTTACCCTTTGCAGGTTCCCATTTATGCAGCAACCCTAAAGTCCCTGCACTTGCTAGAATCAAGGAACCAGCTATATGAGGAAAATATTTAGTATTCATTTTATTTGGCTCCTTACTTATTCAAGCATTACATCAAGCCAACAGCTTTAGCTACGAACCAGCCCACAAGAGTAGCAATACCTGTTACAGCGCCGATAACCCATTTACGAACTTGTCTATTCATTGGAGTTTCTTTTTCAAGATCATCAATCCTAGCTTCAAGTTCCTTACAGCGCTCTCCCTGCTTATCAAGTTGGAGTGCCAATCGTTCATGAGCTTGCATCATATGTATTTGTCCTTCTTCGATTCTGACTAGCTTATTGACAGCGTTAGCCATTTCTTTCATACTCTCCTTCATCGAATCTCTAAGATCGCTAATATGATCGTGTAAATTATCAATTCGTTCTGCTATCACTTGTACTGTCGCGTCATCTTTTCTTCGTTGATCCATTTACTTACTTTCTCTGTTCTTTATGGTTGATGGTTTCATGAGGTACTTTATTTAAAATCATTTTCTAGCAAGAAAAGAACTAAAGCGTGTAATGTCTTAGGACTGTAGATTGTAGGCGAAGGAATTCCAACCGCTTTAGCGCACCATTCACTGCAGAATGAAGTTCCTTCTTCATCACTAGCTGTATTGAATATCTGAGAACGAATCAAGTCAAGCCATCCGTATTTCTGACCTTTTGTGAGCTCAAAGTACTCCAGAACTCCAGGAGCAAGATAAGAAGGAAGATCAATCACATCCCAGTTGTCAGAATTTAGATCAATCTTCTTCTCTCTTACACCGCCATCCATTAGACTGCTTGAATAGCATTTATCGTTGATAACAAGCTCGCAGTGGCTGTACTGCGAACCTGTCCACCAACGTATCATTGCATTTCCAATCAGACCTTTTCCCTTGTATAATGCAAGCTGTACTTTCATGATTAGAAATACACCTTACGGAGAGCTAAGTTTTCGCTGTCAGCTACCGGAGTATTAAGAATTGACTCCTGAAGTTCTTGTGTAATAGAGGGTATTTTTGAAGTTACATATGCAATAGATTGAGATACTTCAGGAATCTTTAAATCAATCCATTTACGAACTTGAATATCTTTTAAGATTGCTTGAACACCCGTATCACTACTTGTTAGAACTTGCATTTTAGCCGAACCAAAACGATCAAAGAATGGCCCAATATCAATATACCATTGCCAGACAGGTACGGTTGGCTCTGGAGTTGGAACATTTGGAACTTCTCTGTAATTACCAAGAGGATAATTTTCCAACATGAAGTTTTCATCTGCTATGATTGTATTTACCACTTCTTGATTTTCTAGAATTTCATAAGTTTTAATCATGTTTACTCCTTTAGATTCCCATGTCAGCGTAAAACTTGAGGTGAGCGTAGCCCTGACCGCCATTGCCACCTTCGGAGTTACCAGCGCCTCCACCGCCGCCTATTCCTCCGTTCCCGCCGTAGGAACCAGAAGCACCGCCTCCACCACCACCGTTGCCACCAGCACCACCTGCGCTAGCACCACCACCACCGTTGCCACCAGCACCTGTGTTGACGGTGCTACCGCTGCCGCCGTAAAAGCTGATGCCCCAATCGCCGCCACCAGCATCAAAAGATACACCAGGGCTTGCTGCGGGTTGCCCAGTTGCGGAAGCAGTGCCAAATGCCCCGCCGCCTGTATTGCCAACGGATGGACCGCCAGTTCCGCCGCCTCCGCTGGCGGCGGTTGAAGCCGATGTGGTGGCATTGCCACCTTGGGCTAGTATGTCAACACCAGCCCCTCCGGTAGTGTTGCCTGGTGCCCACCCAGGCTTAACACTCGCCGCGCCAAAGTCCCAGTTACTTGATGGGCTTGGCCCATCAGGTAGTGCGACAGTTGCGCCCTGCTTACCGCCAGGGCCGCCTGTAGCTGTGTACGTTACGCCGTTGACGGTAACGGCAGTGTTGCCGCCAGCAGCACCGTCACCGTCGGAAACAGTACGTCCGACGCCAGCAGCGCCGATGGATACCGTAACCACGGTGCCCTTGAGGACTCGCAAAGCCTTGGCACCCCACGACCCTGAGTAGCCGCCAGTCGAGGAACCAGAGGAACCTTTTGCACCGCCGCCACCAGCACCCATTGCGCGTATGACAACAATGCCGTCTTGTGGCGCAGTCCAAGTGCGGGATGTGAAAAAATTGGTTTGTAGCGATGGGGCCAGGATGGTGCCACCACCACCAAGAAATAATTCAGTAAATTTACTCATATGTTATACCCATCCTAATGTTGAACCAGAATATGTTAAAATTGCCTCTGCTTGATTTGTGTTAAGTGTCATGCTCCCTGAAACTCCACGTATTTTTTCGCTACCAGGGTTGATTACACTTGTTTTAGTTCCTGACAAGTCAGTGAATTGAACAGATGAGCCAATGTTCGGATTTGATGGTAAAGATAGTGTCAAACTTGCTGTAAATACATAATGAATACTTGCAGAAGCAGAAGTCGAAGAGTTAATAGTAGAAGTAGGGAAGTTACTTGATACTCCAAGCAAGACCCAATTGACTGAATCATTACTAGGATCAACCGACCCCGACCCCGATGTTTTCCGTCTATAGTTTAGGAAACTAATAGGACTCCAAACTACAGCACCTTCGGTATAAGACTGACCACTTACCCATTTTGTAGCACCAGCGGCAGACGCAGCGCTAGCTGCGGATTGAGCCGCAGCATTAGCTTGTACCGCCGCCGACGATGCACTATTTAATGCATTAGTTGCTGAATTACCCGCATCAACTGCATTGTTATATGTAGTTGTTGCAATAGTATTTGCTTCAGTTGCAAAGGTAGGCAACGCACCCAAAAATGCATCACCTCTTGCTGCAAAATTTGCTGGATCAGACCTACTCGGAGGTGTAGGTAAAGATGTTATTGGTGTGGGAGGCGTAGGCATTTATTTTCCTTATTATTCATTTAGATTAATCCTTCAATTTCTAGTCTGCAAAAGCTGTTATTGGGATATGGGATTTCTATATTAAAATCCCTGTAGTATCCGTAGACAGTCAGAATTTCATATCCCTTTGCATCAGTACCGATCCATACAGAGGGGACTGCCCGAAGTTCTTGTAGTAGTTTTTGCACAAACCTTAAATCTCTGTTGTTGATATAAACATTAGCTTCCATTCTCTTGCTAAAAGCTCTTTGAGTGAAAGCAGTAATACCAAAGTCATTTGTATATTTGGATGAATAGTCTCTTATTCCAGATGTAACCCCATATTGTGTTTCACCGATCTTACAGACATTACCAACAACCATATTTCCTACCCGCACCGAAGAAGAACTTGTAAATGAACAAGTTATAACACCATTGGGGTAAGGAGGAAGTTCTGTAATAACAAAATCACTTTTCAGGCCATATGGCTCAAAGAAATACATATACCAGTCAACAATAATCGTGTCATCTAAGTTGAAAGTTTTTGAATATACGACTGGCCCAGACACCCCATCCTTTACTTCAATGGATAATGACTGCGCTTGCTCCAAGTTGAAGAAAGCTACACTATTAAACATCATCCCAGGTTGTAGAGAAACAGTTAATGGAGATGCTTGCACAGTCTGTGTATTAACAAACTCATCAAACATGCTGTAGGTATTATTTGCACTCCTTCTAAGCCACCATGTAGACTCTGTAGTTGGCGTCTTATTCGTATTTGCTGCTTGTAAACTTACATAAATTGAATTGTTGTAATTTACCTCTGCGTCTTTTCCATAAGTTGTTGCAGAACTCCAAGCTGGAACTGTCTCGGTAGCTGTAGTGCTCAACAACATTGAACTATTAAATGGAATTGTTTTTATTACTTTCATATATCCATGTGCCCATATTTAAAACCCAACAATTAAGTTGGGTTTCTTCCTTACGTTGATGTTGTCATTATTGAACGTCCATCTTCACCTTGAGCAGAGTCCAGGATTCTTGCAACCTTTGAAGTATTAACTGCAATTACTTGCAGAACAATTTCAAGGTTATTCACCCGTTCTACTAAAGAAGAATCTGTATTACTAACAGCAGCAACCCCTAACTTACCTCCAACATTTGTCAAAGGCATAATTGCTTCAGGCCCATCCTCTCCCATCAAGCCCATGTTGAATGCCGTGGGACGTGTAGCTATTCCGTTAGTAAATGCCCCGCCAGTGGCAAAAGCTGAGATGCCCACACTCTCCGCAGCACGGCGCCAGTCGCTCTCGTAAAGTCCACTCAGTGCCTCCAGGTCACTCAGCGAGCCGCCCGCATTTTTGGTAGCAGTCAGCAGGCCCTTAAGGTCGCCCGTGCCGTCGTAAGAGTGATACAGGTTGCTCAGCTTACCCAGGCGCGCGATGTCTTCTGGTGCCGTGACGCCTTGATACCCTACGCCTGCTGTGCCAAGGTACACAGGGCGCAAGTATTTAGATGATCCGCCATTGCTCCCCCCACCGTCACCAGGGCCGAACGTTGGTTGTTTACCACCGCCATTGCTCCCCCCACCGTCACCAGGGCCGAACGTTGGTTGTTTACCACCGCCACCTCCGCTAGTGCCGCTTCCCGTGCTAGAGTTCTTCGGTTTAATTAAATCCTCAATAACTTTTACAGCATCCACCACAGAAAGCACTGCATTCTTAATACCTAGTGCTGCATCGACTTGAGCCTTCATCAACACAAGCAAATCATCCAACTGCTTTATCTGATCCTTAATCCCTTTCAGAATTAGTTCTTCATTAGTCAATTGAACTTCAGCCTGATCTTGAAGTTTCTTCAAATCACCTGCAAGCTGCAGTCTAGCTTTATCGGCATCAAACTGAGTTGCGTATGTAGCATTATCAATTTCACTTCTTACTGACCCAATAGCTTCAGACAGAATATCCGCAGAAGGCAGAACACCAGTAGAAAGAGCGTTGTTGATGACCTGTCTACCTTGACTTGCAAGCATCTTATTTGTGCTATCAACTTGCATGTAAAGGTCTTTAACATTCTTTTTGAGAATATCAAAGATACTTTGCAGACCTTTTACAACTTCAGCCTGTGCGGTTTCACGTTCCTTCAAGATAGCCTGTTCTGCTTTGACAGCCTTTTCAAGAGCAGCATAGGCAGAATTAAGAGCCTCTGTGTACTTTTCTTTGAGTTCATTTGCCCTGTCTTCCAAATCTTTAGCCGTTTGTTCAGCGGAGTCAGAGATTTCAGCAAAGGCAGGAGCAAGCGCAATGAGGAACTTATACATTTTGCGACCTGCTTCAGTAGTCAGGTCTTGAGATTCAACTAACTTTCGATATTCTTCACGAGTCTTTGGAAGGGATAATCCTTGCTTTTCAAATTCCTTGGTAAGAATTTCTTTTGCTTTAGCAGTACGCTCAGCTTCGGTATAGAAGTCCTTGTAGTAGTTTCCTACTGCATTATTAAAGTTGTCAATCCCACCAAACAAATCAATCAAGGCAGAAGCAGCATCTGCACCAGCAAGACTTCCTTCCAGCAAGGTGAGACCAAGCATGTCCAGGGCAGCATTGACTGTACTAATTGATGTTGCTAATCTGGTCAGAGTATCTAGTGCTGTCTCGTTGGCTCTAGCATACTCACTAGCCACGTAAACACCGTCTTTCCATGTTCCGATTACCTGTTGAGCCATTGCTTCAGTCATCTTCTCAAACTCGCCTAATAAAGCCTTTTCTGCATCTTCTGGAGAAAGACCTTTTAGGTTTAGTTTAAATTTATAACTGAAGTTTTCTAGTGCTTGTGTACCAAGGCCAAGGTCTTCCGCCATTTTCTTCACGCCGTCCCGTAAAACAAAGAATTGATCTGCTAGTGCTTTACGAGTTTCTTCTTCCAACGGGTAACGCTTTGTTTTGTTACTGCGGAATAGTCCACCTTTATAGTATTCGTAGCGATTACCCTCAAACCCAGTATCGCCGCCAAATTTACCCTCAATACCGGATTCCTTTAGCTTTCTACCAAACAAACGATTAACTGCACCACCAATAAGACCACCAATAAGCGACCCACCCGGACCAAACAGTGATCCAATAAGGGTTCCCACGTTGACCGCAGCGTTTCCACTGCGACCAAAAGCGGAGTATCCACCGGAAATTAGTCGTCCGCCCATCACACCACCCGTGATACCAGCACCGTATGCCGCCACTGTTCCCAGGCCGGATGCCGTAGGCCCTACCTGAATTGGGCCTTGCGCAATAGTTCCGCCCGTACCGGAAATAAGGTTCATACCGCTTTGTGCCCAAGTAGCCACTTGACCGGAAAGCGCAGAGAATCCACCTGTGATTGCAGAGTAGATATTTTTTACAATCGACAGAATTCCACCGATGCTGCCAATACTTCCAAGAATATTCCCGCCAGTACCACCCACTGCACTGCCGAAGATAGAGCTACCGATAGACCCAATTATGCTACCAAGTAGCAAGTTGACGACTGCGTTAACAATCATCACAACAGGTTTCTTTAGTTGAGCAACTACAATATCTCTAAACTTACTAGCACCGGCTTTACCACCTTCAAACATTGCTGTTACAATGGCATCAGATAAACCGTTGGAGAACTCCTTTAGTTGGTCACGTTGATAGTTGATTACCGCATCAATACCTGCTTGTTGCTCCTTAACTGAATTCTCAACAAGGGCTTTGTTATAAGCGCTTTGAGCTGCAAGTAACTTCTCGTATGCTAGTTTTTGAGCTGCTGGATTAGGGCCATTCTTTGATGCTTCTTCAAACTCTTTATTAGCTTCACGAACAGCATCCGCCAGCTTCTGTTGTGCTTGAGTCAGTCTATCTGTTTCTTTCGCTACAGCTTGAATATAAGCAGCTTGCTCAGGAGTTGCCCAACGTAGTTGCTCACGAAGTACATTCTCTTTATTTCTTTGTTCTGCTACTTTGCCTTCCGCTACCAAGTAATCCTCATAAGCCTTTGACAGAGCTTCAATAGCTCCTCGATGCTCAATTGCATTCTTAGTGTTTCTCTTGAAAATATCAGAATCAAGTTTAGCAACTGTACTTGAAACTTGCGTATTAAATGCTTGTTGAGCATTTGCTAAGTTTTCAATATCAGCTTTGTACTTTTGGATATTCTGCTCGTTCTGCTGATCTTTTTCAGGGAGTGAAGCAAATGCCTCATCCTTCTTCTTGCGCATGTTATCATACGCTTCATTGATCTGACGAACATAGTCAGAGATTACATTGAATTGATTCTGCTCTGATTGAGCAATCAATGCTTCGGCTTGTGAGTTATACTCGGACTGACTAATTAGCTTTGCACTCAGTTCTGCTTTTAGAATGTCAAGTTTATCCGTGGACAATGTTTTAGCAGCCGAGAGTTCAGCATTGTATTCCTTTTGGAGTTGAGCTGCTGTGTTATCAGCAACAACTGAATATGTTTCAGTCTTTTCTTTTGATGACTTGGATTTGTTGGACTTATCCCATTCCATACCAGCCATCTTGGTAATAAGATCAATATCTTTTTGTCTTAGCTGCGTACCTTCTTTTAACTTTTTATTAGCATCTTCCAGAGCCTTGTTTACAAACTCCTGCCGAGTCATCATATCCTTAGCATGTTTCTGCTGATACTCAAGCCAAGGTTTCATTGCTGTTTGATGCTGAAGTCTCTCTTGCTCTGCTTCCGAGTTAGCTTGGCGTTCTTTTGCTTGCAACTGAGCTGTTCTCTCAAGCTCTGTTCTTTCATACTTACCCTGCTGCATGATCCTATCAATTGCATCTTTATAGGACTGCTCTCTAGCAGCATCAGTCTCCTTCACTAGATCAAGCATTTTCTTTGAGCTTGTGAAGTTAGTATCTAGGTTTTTAATATCTGTCATGACAGCACTTGCAAGTGCACCAAGTCCACCAAGAGATTCACCGATACCTTTAACAGCAAACCATACTTCCGTAGCAATTACTGCAATTGTTTGGAGAACTGTTTTTATAGGTGCAATAACTGTTTCACTTCCTGCAAACTCCTGCACCGCACCCCAAGCAGATTTTGTACCGTTTGTAATATCTAACCACAATCTAGAGATTGGAGATAAACTAGCGTACATCAAATCCGCTTCTTGATTAATTGCAGCTTCTAGAATCCTAGTTGCCTCTGCAGTAGCTGTGGCTTCTTGTCCTGCTTTTGCTAAGGCTTCAATGCGTAGAATCTCAGCTTGAGTAACTAACCCCGTTGCTTGTGCATACTCCGACAGTGCTTTAACAGGATCGTCTGCAAGTTTTGAGAATAATTCTACAGTCTTAGTAGCTGCATTACCTCCTACTGACTCAAGTTTCAATGCAGCTTCTGTAATACCTTGCATAGCTTCTTGAGCAATATTGCCTTTCTTTGCAATCTCTGAAAATACATCCAGAATTGCAGTAAAAGAAGACCCTGATGCACTTACATTCTTTGCCATGTCAAAGGCTTGTTGTGAGGTTAGTCCAAGTGACGCACCAAAGCTAACAAGGTTTCTTGACATTTCATTCTGTGCTTTATTTACTTGATTAAAAGCTACAGCCATTGCAAGTAACGCACCTGAAGATACAGCAACAGCAACTCCTAATACAGTGGTAAGAATATGTCCAAGAGCTTGCAGAGACAAAGCCCACACATCCCCTGTAGCTGCTGCTGCTGCAATTCTCTCCTGCATTGAAGTTATTGCTTCATTGAATAAAGAGACCTCGCTAATGTAGTCAACAAGACCTTTACCAGCATCTATAAAAGCTCCACCAATTAGCTGACCAAAGGCAAGAGCAACAGCCTTTACAGATACAACCATATCTGCTGCTGCATTGCGCATCATCTGACCCATCTTATCCGCTTCGATACCTGCTAATGCAAACTGGTCACGTAACTGACCACCTTGTTGTAGCATGACAGTCAGAGGAGATTGCCCTGTAGACAGACCTACGAAAATATCCGTAATCTGAGGGCCAAGTGCTCTGCTTACATAATCAGTATTGGTTTTTTTACTAGCATCATCCATTTGAAGCAGAGCTGCTTTATATGCATTTAGTTTAGCAGTTTGCTCATCTACACTTAGACCTGACAGCTTTAGCTGCTTCTCAAAGCGAAGTAAAGCATTAGTTGTGCTACGATTAAGCTCTGAGTTCATTGCAGAAGTAGCAAAGGTTACTCGCTCCATTTCTTTAGCAATGTAAGCGTTAGCGTTTGCTGTATCTCGTTTTGCTTTGTCTGCGGAAGATTGAGCGTTTTTTAGTTCGTTTACAGAACGAGCAGTTGCAGTATACTCACGCTGTAGTTTCTGGGTTTCAATTACAAGTTCTTGATAAGTAATCTTCTCAAGTTTATACTGAGCAATCAGTCGCTGCTTATCCATCGCAAGACCTTTCATTTGGTCAGCAGATAGGGCAAACTGGTGATTGTATTGTTGTTGAACATCTTTTAGGAGTTTCAACTCGTTCTGCAGTGCTTTTAAAGCATCAAGAGATTTGTCAAAAGGTTGATTGCCCATGAGTGCACGAGCGTGCTGTAGGGTATTACCGAACTCTTTTAATTGCTCGTCTGTCGCACCTAGTTGCTTGAGATAAGCAAGTTGTGAAGACTGGCCGCTACTGAACCCTTTTGTTTGAAACTCAAGAGCAATGTTGGCTTTATCGATTGCAGCAGTTACCTTGTCGATTGCAGGAGGCAGATCATGTACGGGAGGCTTACGACCCCCTGATCCTCCACCAAGAATAGGAGGAGGTTCTTTTGGTAGGTCACTAATACCTTTGTTAAGGTCGTCTACAGCTTTGCCTACACGTTGAATAACAACGACTGCTTTTTCGAGTTCAGAAGAATCAACTTCAAAACGCAACTGGCTTAAATTTAACATATTAATTCCTTGTTCTTTTTCATATATTCAAGCCATTCTTTAGCTTTGGCTATTGAAGGTTATACTTTTCGTGAAGGTTGATTATTCCTGCACTATCTCGCTTTAAACTGTTTTCTTTTGAACTATTTATTATTTAATCAATAACACAAAAGAAAACTCCCTCGTGCTTTATTACCCTGTCAATGTTTTTATTATTATTTAACAGAATTATAAAACAAGAGGGAGATATTTACTTTGTTTTTCTAGTCTTTGTATCTTGACTTTGCTTTAGTTTCTTTTCTGAAATACCAAGTGCGATACTATCAAGCATTTTTATAATATGCACCTCCCACGGCTCAGGCTGTATTTCCATAAGATCAAAATAGCACTTTATTTCAGTAAAAGTAATAGGGTTAGGAGCCATAGCCCCTGATGTTCTTGCTGAGTTCAAATCAAGGAACCATTCCCAACAACTACTGAATACTTCAGGTAACTCAACTAAGTCCTGCAACTCTTTAGGTTTAATGCCTGTTTGCCGTTCTACATTGAGTAACTGATCCTTTAATGAAGTACCGTCTTTCTGAATCTCTGAAAGCTCAAATTGCTGTTTAGCAAAGAGCTTGCATTGTTCTACATCACTCTGGTCGAAACTTGCTACCGTCGTTGGAATTTTCCAAGACAGCGCTCCGAATCCAGTCATGCTCCTTTAGGATACGTGCAGCATTTTCTTCAGTGAAAGGAACCTCTTGACCGTTTTCAGCAATCCCACTCCATGAGATAATACTTAGTACAGCTCGCTTGGTCACTGACTCTTCCATTTCTTCGATAGTAGGTACAGGGACTTCCTTACCTTGGCGCTTTGCCTTTTGCTCCTTTAGTTGCTGCTCTTGGATGTACTTACGCGCATAGTCGCGTAGCTTCTTTGAGTCAGCACCACGTACCTTGATCTTGGCACCAGTGTCTTGTAGTGTGTCAGGAAGAAGTAGGTTAAACTCGTAACCAGCTTCAGCAATTTGAGATAGGTTGTTTTGTGATAGATCGAACATATTCACTCCTTTATTCTGTGTTAAGATATGCCTTATGGCACTGTTGATAATAATTGCCAAAATGATATTTAAATCATCAGTCAATAACCAATTATATCATGATTATGTTTCTTTTGCAAGTTATAGTACTTGGTTTTATTAAGATTGTAATATCAAGAAACAAGAAAACCTCTCAAGGATTTCTCCAAGAGAGGTCTTTAATTACTTAGCTATTAAAGCGTAGTGTCTTGCACATAGATTGTAGTATCGTTCTCCTTGAGTAGAGCTACGAAACTATGGTCACGTGTGATGCCCATTTCACCATCTTGCTTGCCATCTGAACCTAGCTTAACGCGAGGCATTGCAAAAGTCATTGCAGCAGCATCCTTTTCAGTACCATTGGTTAGAGCAAATACTAGGCTGATTTCAGTTTCATCGTTGAAGTAATCACGGAACTGACCATCTGAGAAGTAAGTGCTAATGTTACCGTTTACACGGATACGGCCTGTGAACACGTCAGCAGCAAAGTTAGAGCCAACTACGTTAGCAGCCTCTAAGCCACGATCAATGGTAAAGTCAGCAGAGGTGATTAGAGCGCGAGGTACACCATTTACAACAACAGCACCAGATACAGCAGCAAAGATACCTTCGGTGTTTGCAGCGGTAGGAGTAGTAAAGTAAGCTACAGTACCATCTTGTTGAAGATTCTTACCCATGAAGGTAATATCACAAGTAACAAGACCAGTAGAAGGTAGCTGCATTGCAACAGAACCAACCTTATTACCAGTGTACACTTCGCTCTGAGCAATGTCAGCATACCATTCTTCAAACGTATAGGAGTCGTCAGTATGACCCGTTAGAGGTGCCCATGTTTGCTTACCCGGCTGTGCTACAGCTAGAGTTGCAGCAGTTTCAGCAACAAGCATTGTATCGCTTAGAACTTGAACAGTAAGCACAAGAGCGCTCACACCGATTACTAGAACATTGTTTGTGTTATTTGCTGGATTAGTAGCACCAGTGAATTGCACTAGCATACCTACACGAACACCGTTAGTAATCCAGCTACCAGTAGAGCGAGCAACAGTGAAAGCCTTAGTACCTAGACCAACTGCAGCAGCAATATCAGCAGTAACAGAAGCAATTGTTAGCCCTGCTACGAAGTCTTTAGCTACAGCAGAAGCAATGAAATCAGAATAAGTACCAGGGGATAGTTCGCCGTTGATACTGCCATCTACAGAACGAACACCGTGAGAGAAAGAAGCTACCTGATAGTCAGAGCGAATTTCCTGACTTTCGTAGGTTTCTTTTGTTAGGTTAAATGTAGCGGTAACACGGCGGATTTCCTTTGCGCCAGTTGCACCAGGAAGATCGCCCCAGTTTGTTTCTTTCTTGTACGCTACGCGCTTTGATACGCCTTGACTAATTGCCATTTTATTTCCTTTGTTTTAATTTTGCAAAATTAAGAATAAACTTCCGCAGTAAGCGGAATCAATACGGGGCATATGATCCTATCCCCTATAACTACTACACCACCGATTTGAGGTGTACTGAGTATTAAACAGTGAGTACCGTTTTGATAAGCACTTGTACCTTTTTTGAATGCATCTCGGATCGTCGAAGCAGTGGTAATCACTGCACCTGTACCAGAGTCAAGCGGTGCTGTGACAAACACCTGAAACTCGATATTCTCTCTATAGTATCCAGTGTTAAGAACTGGATCGGTAGGAGGACTTATTACAATCTGAGTCCGTAGATACATTCCAGAAGGAGGTTCAAATGAAACCCCCTCGAAAGCAATAGGTAGTGCTGGGATTACAGTTAGTAGTTTTGTTTCAGCAAACACCTTTGCATCTAAAATTGCGTTATTTGACATTATTACCCTTGCTGAAAATATCTAACTAAATCAGGTCTATAAACTTTCATTACAATACTGGTAATACCTTCCTGGGCTTGTCGACTATATCCGTTTTCAAGTAAAGAGATATACGGCACTGCGTTACCTAGTGTTATGCTGTCTCCTAGTGAAAAATCACTTAGCCCACCTTTTACGTTATCAAGAGCAGCAGTTCCTGAGCCTACTCCGTAGTTTTGAACAAATGGAACTGAACCTCTATTTACAACAACTGTCCAACCACCTTGAGCTAGACCTTCAATTGGTTGTAAACCTGTACTGTTAAAACGTCTCTGATACCAATCTAAGTGCTTTTTTGAGTCACCTAATGGTGTTTCTTCTACTGCTGACTCAGCTAACTCCGACACATAGCTCTTTACCATGTGCGTT